GTTTTTCAGCCGTTGCGGCTACATCTTTTAAATTAGTTCCAAGCCTTCTAGCCTCAATAGCATTTTTGGTTAATTTAGTTAAATCTCCTTTAAATAATGTTGATGCAACTTCTGCGTTTTCTGCTATATCTTTAAATACTTTTGCAGGAGCAACTCCAGCCAACTTAGCCATATTTGCAGCTTGCATTTGTACATTAGCTGCTGTTTCGGAACTCAATCCTCCAATTTGTTCAAATATACCTTGTACCTTTCCGGAATCTGCTGCAGCAATACCAAAGTTTTGATTCATTACTGTAAGTGCAGCAGTTGTTTCTTTTGAGACATTGTATATATCACTAAATTCAGATTTTAAAGCGGCTACAGTATCAAATGCTCCTTTTGCTGTTACACCCAAATCCCCAAACTCTCCTGCAATTTCACTTGCATTAGAACGAATTCCCTCCATTTGAGAATTAGTCAATCCTGTTGTTTCTCTAAATTCTCCCGCAGCATCATCTAAATCTTTAAATGCTGTTATTCCTGCAATTAAAATTCCCGCTAGCAACGTAAATACTATAGCTTTTGCACTAGCTGTTTTTATTGCATTTCCTAATTTTTGCGCAAATCCAACTGCTCCTTTTAAACTATCAGGTAAAGCATTAAACATATCCTGCTGAGATTCTCGTATTTGTTTTAACTTTTGTTCTTTTAAATACATTTGTTCTTCAAGATTAACAGCATCCATATCTCTTTTAATTTGAGCTTCACTCAAACCTAAAACATTTTCTTTAATTTTTAATCTTTTTTGCTCAAACTCATTTAATCCTTTAGCATCTGCTTCAGCTTTTGCAGTAGCTTGAGCTTGTTGTAACATATCATTACTTATTTGAGTAAGATAATTTTCCCTTTCTATTTCTGCTTGTAATTCTTCACCAGTTAATTTTGTTTGCTTTACTTTACTTTGAATGATGTCTTGATTAATTGAATGATAAATTGAAGTTTCCGAGTTTTGGTCTGCAAGTAATTTTTTAACTGCTGGAGATAATTTTGCAAATGATTTAGCGAACGCAGATTGTTCTTTTTGTAATTTTTTTTGTTCGTTTACTCGTTTTTGTTCTTCTTTAAGTAAAGCCTGTTGTTCCTTTTTTTCGGCTTGATAATCTTTTAACTTTCTTTTTGAATATGAACTACTTAATTTCGCATAATGAGCTATTCGCTCATCCGCATGAGCAATTCTTTCTTTAATTTTTTCAATTTCTGTAAGTTCTCTTAAATTTTCAGCCATTTAGAGTTTTATTTATAATGCTCCGTATTTTTTTAATATTTTTACAAATTCAGGATCTAATTGACCGCTTTTTTGATGTAGCTTAGCTATGTTAGCATCAATTTTTTTTAATTCAGGATCATTATCAATCACATATTGTAAATCTTTTGGTTTTTTCTTTTTTCCAAACCAACCAAAAAATTCTTTTAAATTTGACTTTGATATTTTATATTTTTTCCTCATTTTATATTTGTTTATTTGATATAAATATCCTATAAAACAAAAAGTTAGGATTTTATCTAATCCTAACCTTTGGAAGTTTTGGTGATTTTGATGCGGTTGAAGCTTTTATTTGTTCATTTTCCTTCTTCTTAGCATCCACCAATTTTTTATAATAAAAGTTTCTTAAATAAGTTGGCATCTTATATAATTCCATCATTGTAAACCCATTCCCATAATGAACCATATCAAAAATTTGGGAATGTAGATTTACACTATGGTTTATCGGAAGGCCAAAAAAACCCAACTCCTAATACTATATTGACGTCCTCCACCTCGCCACTATCGTGCTCATATTTAATAGTCATATCCATATCAGGGGACATATTTTTTACATAATCTCTAAATGCTTTACTATCTCTAGCTAACATTCCGTTTATAAATTTACTAATTGCACCTATACTACTATCACCATCAACAGATTTAATCATATATCTTAATCTAGTTGTAATATCAGCAGATGCATCTTTATTCATCTTTTCTAAAGCAGCTATATCTTTTTCAATCATTTGCTCATCGCCATGAGTTAATAACTTAAATGTAATTTTTTTACCATTTGATGGTAGTGTAAAACTAAACTCATTTTTGTTATTGAATAAAGAGAAATCAACTTCTTTTGTTTGTATTTTTGATAAATCAACATCAGCTTGTGCTGTATCTCTTAATACTGATGAATAAAATTTAAATGAGTATTCAGGTCCATATCCTAATAATCTTGTTGCCAAAATTATGGCATTCTTGTCTCCGATTACAATATCGTTAATATTAATATTATCAACAACAATAGATTCAAATAACTTATCTAAAACAACACCTTTTTTAATAAGGTTTTGGTTAGAAAGAATATCTTCTTCCTTTGCTGTCATATGCTTAATTGTAATTCTACCCGATGCTAATGGGTGGTCTTTTGGGTACACTAACCCTTTTGATGGAAGGTCTAACACTTCCGTTGGAAAATCGTATTGTTTTTCTTGCATAACGTAATTTGTTTTGTATATATAAATACATTAATTTAAAAAAGTTGGAAATAAAAAAGGGATACCTTTTGAGTATCCCTTTCTTTTTATATCTTTTCTTAGATTAGAATTCAAGAATTGCGTAATCGTAAGATAGTGTTAATTCAATTGTTGCAGGTTCGTTAGAATCAAATGCAACATCACCAAAGTTTGCTTGATTGATAAATGCACCTTTTAATTTCCACTGCTCAATCTTATCACCAACAGGTCCTAACATATAAAAATCAATATCTTTTTTGTAGAACTCTGCATATCCATCTCTACCAGTAATAGATTCATGTGATAATCTCACCCATTCCATTACACCTTGAGCTGCTGAAGGAACGATTGGGTCATACAGAGTGATAGTGATATCTTGCCACTCACCTTTACCCTTCAACTTTCTCTTTACGTTGATGTGGTCTAAAGTTACTACTTCAAATTGAATAGTAGGTCTATTAGCTGCTTTTACAAGATACGCAGGTAATCCGACTTCGCCGAACTCCATCACATATCTATTTTTCATCTTAGGTTCGAAGTTCGTATAGAACATCTTATCAAACTCTAGTATTTCTGCCATTTTATTATTCCTTTATTTTATTAATAAATATTTCTTCGTTACGTTTTTATATTATGCTGAGAAACTTGCTCCAGTTGGAAGAATGTTGAAATCAATTACGATGAATTCTGCAGTCTTCGCTGGTTGAAGGAATATCTGTCCAGCTAATATGTTTCTATCAATCACATCAGGTGTATTGTTAGTTTCATCCATTACAACTCTGAATGCGTATAAACCTTGTCTTTGTTGAATTGCTTCTAAGTAAGGATTTACAGTATTCAAGAATCTTCCTCTAGTTGTAGAAGTATTTTGTTCAAATACTAAGAAACGAGAAGTAGATGCGATGAACTTCTTAACAGTGATAAGTAATCTTCTTACGTTGATTCTATCTAATGCCGATGCTTTATCTTGCAATGTTTTTTGTCCGAATGCTACAATACCTTGTCCAGGGAATGCCGCAATTGGGTTTACTTTATTCTCATATAGAGTATCTCTTTCAGAGTGTGTAAGTCTATTCAATACACTTACTGCTCCAGTGATACCACCTCTATTCAAACCAGCTGGTGCAAACCATTCTGCTGCCAATCTATCACTACTTGCATAAACTGCAGGAAGTAATACTGAAGGTGGAACAGTTGTTATTTTATTTGTATTAACATCAATTGTTTTTAACCAAGGATAGTAACAAGCTGCATAGTTTGAATCTACAGCGTTTGCTTGTTCAGTTGCTACAGTTATTGAAGATTCATAATCAGTAAAATCTGCAATATAGAAACAATCTTGTCTATCTTCACACATATCAATAATTCTTTGTACTATTGATGGGTGTAATTCTCTATTAATACCAGGTGCTACTACTAAGTTAATATCGTATTCATCAGGATTAGATAAAGCGTTTATAGCTTTTGTATATCCTAAAGAACCAGATGATGTTGATGTAACACAATTTAATCCCTGATTGTTTGCTGCTCCCCAAATAGAATTACCATTAGAATCAGTATCCCCTGCTTTAGCAATAGGAACAGTTGGATTTACACCATCAAAACCACCTTGG